GAAACCATAACAACGGTATTGGCAGTAAGACGGTCAGCTACCTTAATACCCATAAGCCCATCAATTTCCATAAGACGATCTTTAATGGATTTGGGATAACCAGTAGTATAATCATCACCCATTACAGTATCATAAGCAGTAGGAATATACAGCATAAACGGCCCAAAATGCTTTGCATTAATAAGAGCCTGTTTCATACCCTGAACATCTTCAAGAATATTAGCTCCAGTTTTACCGGAAGCATTCCAATTAGCACTCAAAGTAGTGGTATTTTTATTCGTATCAGAGATATAAGAATAAATAGTACCACCGCCATAAGTAAAAGAAGTATCAGTAAACAAAAGATCCTCAAGTTTTTCAGATACACGACGAGTAACAGCCTCAATCATGGTGGTATCCAAAGGATCGCCACTGTTACGGGATGCTTCAAGAGAACGCTGATCCAGAGTAAAATCACCATGAATAATGGGAATCGGCAAATATTTGGTCAGGTACTTAGGACGATCACCCTGCCCCATAGTAGCTCCATCCATACTAATATTTGCACTACCAGGATCATTCATATCCTGATACTCAAGAACCGTTTTACCCATTGCGTTACTGATATTATATGTCAGACCAGCATTAAAAAGATCCGCAACACCAACCAGTCTTTCACGGGCAGTTTTCATAACTACACGATCAATTTCAATCCACTCATCACGCTGCAATGTAGCATTAGCAACCGGAACTTTTCTAAATACCGGCTTACCATCTTTTCTACCAACCTGCTCATTAATATAAGGTCTTCCTTTATACCAATAAGGCCGCATAGAATGAACACTAAAACGTGTTCCAATCATATTTTCCAATTCAGGATTAGAAAAACCTTTATCCTGGGAAAATGCATCCATTTTTACATCCATTATCTTTCTCCTTATTTTATTTGTGTGTTTTTATAACCAAATCAATTAAACAATCGTAACCTTGATTCTTTTATCATAACCAAGAGTACCAGAAGATTCAGCGCCACTGGAATCAGAAAGATTCAGTGCTTCATCAGCCTGAGCAACAATACGATTCTGAGTAATGGGGTCGGCATCAGAATCCTGACCAGAAGCAACGTATTTTTTCAATGTACCGTCACCATTAGACTCAAGATAATCACCAATAGCAACATTCTCACCATCAGAAAGAACCGCCTGTACCTGATCCCCCCGCTGCGGAATCCAACAAACTACACGATCATCAGCGGCATAAGCATCATCAATACCATTTCCCTGATTTTCATCTTCAATAGCAAACATCGGCAATGCACAATTTCCACCAGAAGTGGAATGTTTCTGTATCTTATCAGCAGAAGTTCTTTCCAGCAGATGGCCGGGATAAAGCTCGGCAACAGCCTGTTTTTCAATCTGTGCCCGTCCAATCTGGACCTGTTTCAAAACAATAGTCTGACTCATTTTAATATCTCCTTATTTTAAATTAAGAATAACGAAAGTAATTAATATCAATTATTCTTTTGCTGCAAAATCAAAATCCATGTCCGGCAGAACCCCTTCAGAGGCATCATCATTATCTACAGGGGGAGTAAAAACACCGGCGTTACCTACATAATTAGCCCCTTTTTTCTCAGGAATAAACGATGCCAATTTTTCCAGATGATCGAATGGAAAAACCTTCAATTCATCTTCTGTAAAAGCATTGGATTCATGAGCAACAATCTTCTGTACCAGACTTGCTTTTCTTTCCTGAAAAATCTTATGTCCGTTTTTAATGGACTCTGCTACTTCAGGATCAGCGTTTGCCAAAAGCTCATCAAACGTCATTTTCTTTTCTTCCTTTTTTTCTTCCGGTTTTTCTTCATTAGTTTCGGGTTTCTGTTCCGGTTCCTGATCGTCTACTTTCTCCTTTTCAATGGGTTTTGCTTTGTTGATGACCATTTCAAAAGCATCTTCCGTCATTGCCAAAAGAATATCACGATCATCTTCAGTGAAATTCTCATTGTTTTTGATAAGTTCGTCCACTTTCTTAGGACAGCATTCCTGCATAGTTTTAGCCATAACTTCCTCCTTATTGTTTTTTTGTTTTTTATCTTTTTTGTTATTGGTTACAGTTTCAATGGACTCTTTGATTACCACTTCCACCGGATCACCATTAAAAGAGACTTTTCCTGCATTATCCACAGAATAATTTCTCTTATATGTTTTTGAAGATGAACCGCCTCTCCTTGGTCTTACAGTATACACCATAAAATCAGGATACATTCTTTTCAAATAATAAGTATATTGGTCATCATCCATAGAATCAACCAATGAATATGCCGAATCAATTAAATGAGTATAATCAAAATCAGCATTATCCAAAAACTTAAATTGAGAAGTATCTTCGTTTGCCTGAAAAAACTTTAACGATTCTTTTTTCATATCATCTCCTTTATTTGCCCTTATTCCACAACCATCTTTCCAAGAACAAGCCCCGACACCACCTGGAAGAAGGGCTAAATGATCCGGTCTGATATTGGTTGCGATTGCATTATAAGTTTCTCCTTGCCAATCACCAGAAACTTCTTGTGCATCACAAAAAAGACCCGTACTCACTTCAAGATTACTTCCAGATTCTAATGCTCTAATAACATCAGAACCAAGTGTATTTAATACCGTTTCCTGTAACCAAACTTCAGCTTTAAGTTTATTGTCTTCAAATACCGTATTGAAAATTTTACCAACTACTTGTGAATTATAAACACTTGGGTCATTACAAGATACAGGAGATCCATCATCACCTTGAGGATGATTAATACTAACCGGCATTCCATTCCATGTCCAATGATATTCTGCCAGTGCTTGTGATGTGTAAAGAGTAGGCCCACCAGAACCAGCATGAACTCCTTCAGTCATCATAATAACAGGATAAACAATATAAACTTCCCCATTAAGAAGTTCTTTGCGACTCTGCACTGATTGATTTAATTGAACATGAATATGACACAGCTTATTCATTTAATTTACTCCTAAGTTCCATATTATCCGTTACATCAAGAGGTAAACACACACACCTGCACTGAGGATGAACTGGTATTAATGAAAGTGCTTGACTTAGCGTATAAACTCCATTTCCAAATTTAGTTCTTTTTCTTGCAATAGCATTACACTTTTCACAAACCTCTACATCACCTGCTGTTTGGAACTCTGCCAATACCGTAACACCAATCGCCCCCCAATTCTCATATTCTTGAATGGTTGCATGGTGATGTGATCTGATTATCTCTGTCCTTGCTAAAAGAGTTGCTCTGTTTTTACCAATACTATCAATTTTTTTATTCAATTCACGGGCTAACTCTTGTTGTCCTTTTCCTTCTGCCATTCCCTGAGCAAGAACATCTGAAATCTGTTTATCAACTTCATCAGTAATACCTTTTAGATTTTTATATGCCCTTGTATGCAATAAACCAACTCTATCAACATGAACAGGCAAATTGAAATCAGCATTTACTGATCTTTCAGGAGATATTGGATATCCTTTTTTTGTTAGTTCCGTTCTTGCTCTTTGCATTCCTTTCTTATAAGCTGTATCAATATAAGCATTCAACCAAAAAGCATTTACCGCTGATCCAATTTGCTGTGTAGTGACTAATTCAAGAACTCCTAATTGAATATTCTTAGTAAACCATTCCATGAACTGCTGTGTTTTTTCTGGATCAGTCAAAAATGCAAATTCACCGGGTCTTATTGCTTCATTTGTCGTTATTCCTAACCCAAAACAATCATTGGTTACTATGCTTTCAGTTATCATCGCTTTTAAGGCGTTAAATTTGCGATTTAAGACCGATATAAGCCTTTTCCTAAGTGTTAGGGTGCGTGTAGGGTCAACGCTTAAAATTGAATTGAAAATTTGCGTCTGCATTTATTCAATGTCATCCGGTATATTGGATTCTGTAGATTCAAATGAGAAATCATTATCATCAAGTTCACTTTTGATAAGATTAATTGTTTCTTCATCGAAATCCATAATGTCCCTAAGAAAGATTTCAGGAGGAACAAGCATATCAGCACCAGGAGAATTGGTGTATTCCTTGAGTGATTTAGTTTTATTGTAATTGATTTCAGATTTTTCTTTTTCGCCCAAAGCACTCATCCGTTTCCAATCAATCCGGTATTCATTATTAATTGGTTCAGGTAAAATATTGTATTCAATCAATCTATCAATAAGCGGTTTAAGAACTTCAGGAGTACAGAAATTTTCCATTCTTTCACGAACAAGGTTATTCCATGTCTTTTCATCCTGATTACTGGAAAGCTCACCACGTTCAGACCCCATCAAGATACGTTTTGGAATACCAGTTGCAATAGAAATGGCATTTAATTGAACTTCGATAAAATCACGAGGGGTCATAATGTTGGTTTCAAGATTCTTAATATCTACTCCCTGAACCTTCAACCAACGTCTGAGATTATGTTCATATTCATCAAACTGAGTCTGAAGATCGTCCTTTTCTTCAGTACCAAACTGATATTCTGGATCTGCCTTTGCAACTTTACCAGGAGACGCATTACGCCAGAACATTTCAGCACTACCACCAAGAATCTTTTCAATGTCATCCAACCTATTATATATTCCTTCAAGACGAGGAATACCATAGATATTGTTTTCCATTGGTTCTTCGACAATATGAATGATTCTGGAATAATGTACTCTAAAGGAAGGAATAACCATAGCTTGGTCTTCCTGTCTGTCTGGATTGATGTCATACAGAACAGGATACCCATACCTGGGGGAAGTTCT